CTTAACAACTTGCACCCAAATGAGAGAATAAAAAATTCCTTCGAACGCGTACGCGATCGAATTGAAAAAAGTTCTCTAAAAGGGAAAAATCGCGCACACTTACCTGCTTAATACAGGACCACTAGGTGCTTAGTGGTAGCTCTACAAATCCCTGTAGAGCAAGGGGGCTCCTAAGAAGAAGAAACAAGTAAAGTCTTCTCCAACTGAGGAGTACAAATGGAAAGTACGGGTTCCATTACTTCCAATGGAAAATTGTTGCAAATTGGGGTCCAATCCCAACGCATCCGTACTTGCCGCGAAGTTGAGGTTTGTTCGAGCATGAGAGAACCTTTTATTAAAATAATAAGGTAACTCGAACAACACAGTTTTCATATCCACGGCAGCGCCTCTTTCACCATAATCCAATAAAATGGAGTTGGGAATGGAAGAACGAGGCGTAACGGTAATTACCGATTCCGTCGGGACAGTATGTGCTATGACTTTCCTTCGCATAGAACCTCGCCATCCAACATACATTGCCATGACATATTCTTGGATAGGAGTGCGAGAAGACGTAACATCTAAACGCCCTGGTGCTGCAGTTTGAGAAATACTAGTAAACACTCGGACGAGTGTATACCTTCTCAACAGTGCCCTAAGAGAGGGAATCACCTCTCCGAAGAACACCAAGTTGGTGGCATCAGACATCACTATTGATTGATCACCGATAGGCTCAATGGCTGCGCCGCCAATGGGGGCATTATCCTGAGCATCGGTGTCAACTTCTATCACACTCTGTGGCTCCACAGCCGAATTGGTACTTCGGAAAGTAATGCCATCTAAGGCCAATCTGGCTGTAGGAACAGCAAATTCCATATCTGGGCCTCCTCTCTGAAACATATTAATACTGACTGGGTTTGCTAAAGAGGGATCAGGAGATGTGAGAGGAGTTAAGACCTCAACACGAATTTGCCCATTACAACGGGAAGGATCGCAGGCCAATCCAGTTCCAGCTCCTTTGGGGAAAGTGGTAGTTCCTATTTGTGGACTTTCTAGTTTCAAGAAAGGCTCACGAGCATGCCATTGGATGGGTATCTCAAAGTCACGAGTATTCTCGAGATCAATAATTCGAGAATACACTTCGTTCAAAGCTCCACTGGCAACAGGACCAACTGGATCATAAGAAATACGAAGTTTGCCTCGATGCAAGGCAGAGGCAACTATTTGAAATCGAAAAATTAAGGTTCCCCTCCAGTAATCAAAGAGAATTGCGCAAGCGCAACTGGGGGTTACCATTGATCGAAATGGTGTAACACCACTATCAGTTTCAAAATAGGTAGGCGTAACATTTAGAGACATTAAAGTGGTACCAGCGACTTGCGCTTCTGTCCAATCCACTTTATCAAAGAAAGATTCACGAGCCACAATTGATGCAATGGACATCTCATCAATCGGTGCCAATCCTACTGTTCTAGGATCTATTGTCAATTCACCTTTAACATCAGCACCCAATCGCATGACTGGGTCAAAAGTATTGGTGGTAGACAATTCACCCATACATCTTTCCTTGTATATTTCGCTGTTGGTTATAACTTGGGGTCTAGAAAATCCAAAAATTTTCGCAATAGTACCAATGCCTTTGGCAGTTAATTCGGTAGCCTTGGCATAGGGAGCAAAAATTGGAATATCAGACATCCAAGAGGACGCTTTGGCAACAGCGCTTGCAGCTGTGGAAATAGGTGCTTCAGAAAATTCAGACTGACCAACCCAACTTCCATAATTTGCAGCTGTGGGGGTACAAATGAGAGCATCTTCCATCCATACATAAATCCTAATATTACAGGTTCCAGAGGAAGAATTTGCATGTCTCAATTGATTCATCGAGTGAAGGTATAATCTGCCCATATCAGAAACCGAAGAGGTATTCGTCAAATCGAGAAAGTTCTCAGGACAGAAGAAGGGTAGTGTCATCTCACCACCCTCACTCAATGTGGGATCGAGGAAAATGTGGGGCATTTGTGTCAATTGCATCCTACGGCACTCCGATAAAGGAGAAGCCGCAGGATGCATAGATCGCGATGCCCGTGGTTCATAAGAAAGAATGAACCTGCCAAAGAGCAAAGGATTACCAGTAATTACTGCGCGGACTTTCAAATGACCACGCAGATGACGAAATCCTTCGATCCTACGTCTGACAAGAGGATCACTGACGAAAGAGGTCCAGGGATCAAGTGCAATAGCGAGCATGTTACCTAATGCCACATTTTGTTCAAGGATCTCCACTGGCCGATTCAAAAAAGAACCCAGTGGTGTATCAGTAGACTCGCCGGTTTTATACGTTGATTCCAATTCACTAATCATGTGAACTCCGGCAGGGGAATCAGCGTGGGAAAAGGTTAAGGTTCCCACCTTTTGAGTTTGATCGGACTCCTCCGTTATATTAAATAATTTTACATTTTCAGCAGTATTCTATGTACAGAAATGAGACAATACTAGTTCACAATTCCGGTTTCCTAATTATGTAATCGCAACACAAGCCTAACCCCACTTCGCAAGAAGGTTCGAAGGGGGCTGGTATCCAATATGTAAACGTCCTATTTTGGTTTATCCAATATTGTACGGTAGGACCCGCACAGAGGGATGCCATTTTACGCCAGACCCAAGGCGAAACGAGCGCTTTACACGTAGCGCTCAGACGTTTTCGCAATCATGGTGGAATGGTCGATCGTGATCTCCTTACTCAAATGAATAATGCAGTGCTTGGACAGAATACCCTTCATCTGTTCTCTGCGTTTCTCGTAGTGTTCTCGACCATAAAATGCCCATTCCCGAAGAGCGCCATCAACATTGACGGCAGCAGCTTCCTCAGGAGAAAGGGATTTAGAATGTAAGACACTAAGCAAAGATTTCCAAATTGAGGCTTCATGCAATTTTCCCACACGAAATGGAAGTCCATGGACTACAGCTGAATACCGCTGCAAAAAGACCAAGTCCTTTAGAGGGACAAAAGGCTTAGCTGCAGCATCTTTGATTCCAGGAGTAATCTTTAGCCCATACGTGGCAAGATACTTTTGCAAGGTGATAAAGTTGAAATTGCGTCTCCAAAAAGAAACAGTGTTAATAAAATCATCACCGTAATTAGCATGAGAAACATAAGTACGAAAATCACCGACCTTAGAATTGGGATAAATTGAGTAGAAAGCACATCTATTCATCAGGCTATTATCCAAGCTATTGACGTTCACTGTGGCTGGAATACCAGAAGGTGTGGACCCGTCAAGAGCATACACGTATCCATTGTAGCTAACAAGCGGACGCAAGACACATGCAGGAATGAATTGCATAACTACAAGATCTTCAGCAGTATAACTGCCCAAAGATGCAATCTCAATCATAATCCGATAAGAAGCTCCACTTATATCAGGAGATTTTCTCAAATCATATTTACTGTGATCGCCATCGAAGGCGCGCTGAAAACGCTCGAGGTGTTGCATGAGCTCCTCCCAATCGGGGGAGAGACAATTAATACCTACGGCGCACTCACTTGCAGATGTGCACATCTGTAGCACTCTAAAAACGGGGGTATAATACTTTCGAATAATAAGAGTGCAGCAGATTTCTCCAACCATATAAAGTCTGACTTTGTCCTTAGTCACCAATGTGGGCTCGTCTTTCGGACAGCCCATAAACAACCAAGGTACACGCATGCCAGCCTTCAATTTGACAAGTTGGATATCAACCTGATCCCAAACTTCTTTGAGAAACTGCTTTCTTTCTTCACCCAAATCACTGATATAGGTGGTGATCCAGTTTTTC